TGCCCCGCTAGGTCGTGAACCTGCGCCCTCTGGTTAAGGGTGAGGGGCTTTATGTCTTAAGACGTTATTTGTTTTCCTCTCTGCAAAGTTTGCAAAACTTAAGCCCTGCGTTTTCGTCCTCTATCAAATCGTCCACGTCAAATTCATCACTGCACCCGTCGCAATCTTCGAACTCTAATTCCTCGACGTCGTGCACGATAATACTTAATTCCTCGATAAACTTCTCAAAGATTTTGAAGGAGTTGGTTTTTTTGTCGGCTGTGAATTTGAATTCCATTACTCCGCTGTGTCCTTCGTGAACTATCTCGACGCTGTGAATAAATTTCGTGGCCATTATTCCACCGCCTTTTTTAAATCTTGGGCTATATTCCAAGCCTGACGCTTACTGGTAGGCAATGCGCCCTCGCCTCTTGAGTTTGCGTATTCTTCTAGTAGTCGGGCAATAGTCATTGCCTTAACTCCTGCGATTGTTAACTCGTCTTGCATTTTTTTGCTCCTGTCTTTCCTGTCTTAAGTCGGGGAGAATTTCTCCCTAACCTTGTGCCCGTCTGGGGATTTGCACTCCCAGATTTTTCCACCTTGGCGGGCTGTTGTCAACTACCCAATTGGGCTATTCGTCGCCTCCCTCTTCAGTCTCTAGGGCGAATTCACTCTCGCAGTTTTGGCAAACTGGGCGGGTGAGATTGTATGTCTTAAGACTTAAACGGATTTTCTCTCCGCATTGGCAAACCGCCACTTTGTTGTTTTTGTTTCTGCCTTTTGGCTTTTCGCTGTCATTGACCGCTACTAACTTTAAAGCCTCGGCAATAATTCCAAATGCCTGCTCCCATCTTTTGATGCAAGATGTTGGGACTTTTGTTGTTGACCAGCCAATTCTTTTTGCCTGCTCGATTTCTAGGCCAAGACTTTCGGCGGTAGCCTTAAAAGTTTTATTGTGATAGCCCTCAGATGAGACGCCGTTTCTTCCAGCCTTAACATCTAAAGAGTGGGCGGTTTCGTGTAAAAGAGTTCCAAGAATTGCCTCGGCTCCCCTGTCAAAAGATGAGGCAGAAATAAAAATCTCGTGAAACTTTTCGCCGTCTTTTTCATTAGTTCCCCAAGGTGTCCAAGGTGTGAAATGTCCGTGAACTTTTGCGGAGCGTCCAATAGAAATGACCGCCCTTGGGGCTCCTGTTTCTTTTTGGATTAAGGCGTGAGCCTCTTCCAAAGCCTTAACAATAACTGAAAGATTTTCAGTTTTTGGGGCTTGGAAAATGTCGCCCGCTGTTGTCTTTTTTGTTGCCTTTTTTGTTGCTGTTTTCATTTTCTTTTTCTCCTGTCTTAAGAAGGAATTTCCCTCTTAATAACCGAATACTATCGAAGAATTGACCAATTGACCAATTCTACAGGTGAACAACAGGTGAATTCTACCTGAGAATTATCTGAGGATTGATGTCGATTTGTCGACAATTGCAAAAGGAATTAAGCAACAAAAATGTTGCATAAATAACCCCGCCAAATTGGAAGGGGGGATAGTCCAGCCTTCAATCAATCCAAATAAATTTATTTTATCCCTTGGTAAATTCCTTTTAATAAGTCTTAAGACAAAAAAGATAACCCTAAACCTTAAGTAAAGGGTTAGACTTTTTCCAAACCGTTAGGTTTGCCATTTGACCCTAGGGTTATTTAATTTGCTTACTATTATATATATATACTTACCCTAAATTTTTCTGTTATATTCGCCCTAATATATGGATAATTCGGACATTATAAAAAATTATTAGGATTATCTGTTCGGTTTTAAGAAAAAAACAGGTTATCTATATATGTAAAGATAATAATATATTATCTTAACGGAGTTGCCTCCGTTTGCTCTACGGCAACTCCTAATATATATAATAATAATATAATTAATAGCAGAGGTCTACCGTTTTTAGGGACCGTTATTATACCGATTTAAAAGGGACACAGAGGGCAACTTAATGGGCAGAAAACCAGGGGTACAAAATATCCCAAAGGGCGAGGCTCAGAAGAAAGTTCTAGCCCTACTGGAGCAAGGCTCCACAATTACCAACGCTATGTCAGCGGTAGGACGAAACGATGTCACCTTCCGCCAATGGTCGATGCAGAACCCTGAGTTCAAGGAAGCATCTGACAAGGCCCGCCTAGCGGGTAAAGGCTTCAAGGCCGACCTAGCCAACCTCAAGGACATCACCTACGAGGAATTCTGTAATCAATTTTTAGATAGCCAGATTTTTCCTCACCAACGCAACTGGATTGAGTTGATAGAGGGCAAGGACCCATCTTGGATTCACCCCTCAATGATTTACGAAAAAGCCTCAGACAAGCGCATCCTAATCAATGTGCCACCTGAGCACGCCAAGTCCACAACCATAACCTCAAATTATGTAACTTGGAAAATCGTAACCAATCCCAACTCACGAGTTATCATAGTTTCTAAAACTCAGAGTATGGCTCGAAAATTTTTGGGACAAATCAAGGACAGGTTGACCCACCCAAACTTTACCAAGTTGCATACCGCATTTGGTCCTAATGGTGGATACAAGTCTGACGCTACCCAATGGTCAGCAGATATGATTTATCTAGGCACAGGACGTGACTCTGGCGAGAAGGACCCTACGGTTCAAGCCTTAGGTATTGGCTCCCAGATTTATGGAGCCCGTGCTGACTTAATCATCTTAGACGATGTGGTGATGAATGCAAATGCCCACGAGTGGGAGAAGCAAATTGAATGGCTTCAAAAAGAAGTCATCACCCGTTTGGGACGACACGGAAAACTGCTTATAGTAGGAACCCGTGTTGCCCCAATAGATTTATATAAAATGCTAAGGGACGGCTCGCAATGGACAGGTGGTAAATCTCCATTTACCTACTTTGCTTGTCCTGCAGTTTTAGAGTTTGATGAGAAGCCAGAAAAATGGAAAACGCTTTGGCCAAAAACCGATAGACCAGAAATTGAAATTGATGAACCAGGCGAAGATGGATTATATGCAAAGTGGGATGGACCAGCCTTATTCACAAGGCGCTCAGAAGTTACGCCCTCGGTTTGGGCGATGGTATACCAGCAAGAAGATGTTATCGAGAACTCCATATTTTCGCCGACCTGTATCGCAGGTAGTGTCAATGGAATGCGAAAACGAGGACCTCTCAAGCCTGGAGTACCAGGACATCCGAAGCATATTGAATCTGCATATACAGTTATTGGCCTCGACCCAGCGATGGCAGGAGCCACAGGAGCGGTAGCAATTACTTACAATCGCTCTGACGGAAAAATTTATATTTTGGATTGTGTCAATATGACCGACACTACTCCGCAAAGAATCAGAGACCTTATCGAAGAGTGGGTTATCAAGTACAAACCCCAAGAGATAAGAATTGAAATCAACGCACACCAGAAGGCTTACGCCTTAGATGATGATTTGAGAAACTGGCTAGGCCAATACGGTTGCCAACTCAACTCACACTTTACTGGTAAGAATAAGTGGGACGCATCTTTCGGTGTGGCCTCTATGGCTATGCTGTTTGGTAATACCCGTGACTCACGGTTTCAAGATAACAACATCATTGAACTTCCTTCCAACGAAGGCTCTGAAGGTCTTAAGACATTAGTTCAACAATTAATTACTTGGAAGCCAGATACTAGAAACCCTACAGATACCGTGATGGCTCTGTGGTTTGCTATTATCAGGGTAAGAGAATTAATGCAACAAACTTCAACTGCTTCCAAGTTCGCTAATAATCGTTGGGCGACTAAAGCACAAAGACAACAAAGACATTCGATTGATTTAAATGAAGCCTTTGCAGAGCAATGGGCTGAAACATACACATAAGGAGAAATAAATGGCACTTCCAATGATTGCAGCAGGTATTGCTGCTAGAGCAGTTGCAAAGAAACTTGCTACAAGAGCCGCAGGTGGTATTACTGGCGCTGGAGCAAAACAAGTAGCACCTGTATATCGTGAGATGGGTACTGGTTCAGTTAAGGTTATACCTCAATCATCAATATCAAAAACTAGAGCGGAAAATGTTACTGCATATAATACTTCAAGAGTAAAAGATGCTAAGTCTGGAATAGCAGCCAAAAGAGCCGCTAAAAATGCTGAACAAATGAATGAACTTAAAATATATTCATTGACTAAACCACCACTTAAAACAGTTAAGATTAACAGCAACCCAACACGGGCTAGATAAACAAATTTTCTATCGTTAGGATATAAATGGCTTTAGACATTAGACAAATTGCTGCACGAGTTGAGTCACTCAAGTTTCGTGCAGCAGAGCGTGATGCTCGTGCTGGAGATGTACTTGCTGTACGTCAAGGCAAGATTGCCGACGTTTATCCTGACTTTTTCCCAGAGGGCGTAGATGTAAATGTCGTTGCAAATTTTATTGACATTGTTGCCAGGGACCTTTCGGAGGTTATGGCACCGCTGCCAGCAGTCAACTGTTCTGCGGCGAATTCTGTTTCTGACCGTGCCCGTGCTTTTGCTGATAAGCGCACTCGTATTGCTTCTAACTATTTTAATCATTCTGACCTTGCGGTACAAATGTACTCAGGAGCAGATAGATATATAACTTATGGTTTCGCTGCGTTCGTAATTGAACTCGACGAAGAAAACCAAATGCCTCGCATCCGCATAGAAAACTCTAGGATGGCTTATCCCGAATTTGACCGCTATGGGCGCTGCATTGCATTTGCTAAGTTATATTCTCTAACA